CAATACGGACACGGGGTTTCAAATAGCCGTCTTTACTAGGGGTCCATATAACATCAATCACTTTCGCTTCTGCGACTTGGTCAGATAGAACCATTTTGAATGCGAATGCGTGTTCCGGGTTACCCTCTGCACGTGGATAGATATGGTCGGAAGACACGATGACCCCGTCAATTTCATATTCGTAGCCTTCGCGCCATTCGACTAAAATAGAGGATAAATATTCATTCGATAGTTCATCTGCGACCAAATATTTGACGACTTTTAGCCCCTGTTGTTTCAAAAATAATAATTGTTCACTGGGTGCCATAGGGGGGTATACCGTCTCATAGGTTACGAATCGTAGGTCATTTATTTTGGGGTCCACGCTTTTCCGATTTATCATACCAGATACCAGATTACGCGCATTCGCGAATGTATCTTTATATTTGGCTTGAAATACGGCTTTAGGCATTATAAACTCTCCGCGAATCGCGACACCCCTAGGTAAAGGAGGTAGGCCAAGGGGTTTTATCAAATGTGAAATATTCTGTCCTATATGACCATCTCCGCGGGTATATAAATGATGTTCTCCATTTTCGTTGCAGGTATATAAACCACTGACACCATCTAGCTTACATGAAAGGATATAAGGTGTTGGCCACTTCTTGACCCATTGTATCAATGCATTCGAATCTGGTTTTATTTTATCCATAGATGCCATTTGGAAGGGTAGCGTTACTTTATTTTTCGTTTCAATCGCCGCACCTATCGCGATATCATCCTTCCATTTTTTCTTATAAAAGTCTTCTAATATATCGTATTCATTATCGGTGATTAAAGAGGTTGAATCGTTATAATAAGCGTTTTTACATAAGGCAATCATTTTTTCGATGTTAGATTTCGACTGTTTTTCTAAAAAAGAGAATCCTTGAGTTTTGTATTCTTCCATCATTTTATTCTTTATAGGACTACTTTTAATTGGTTTTATTGTTTCTGGTTTTACCTTTTTCGTATATTTACGCTTGGTTTTTTTAGGTTCATCGAGAACTTGTCCTATAGGAATAATTTCTGGTGCCTTTTCTGGTTTTACTTTTTTCGTATATTTACGCTTGGTTTTTGGTTGTTCCATATAATATGGATGGATATAAGTTAAATTGTCATATAAAAGATTTACATAAAATGTATATGATTTACGTGTATATTCACATATGCTGTATTAATAATTGGGAGAACATTGTACAAGGTCTTATAGATAAAATTCGAGAGAGTGGACTATATGACGAAGTTCTCGAAATTAGATGTGGAATCCTAGGAAATCCATATCCATCTGGAATATTCAAAGACCCGAAAATACGTATCATATATCAATCTATGGATATTAGTATCGGAGAATCTATTACTCTGAATATAATGCGAGAACAATCCATAGAAATGCCGGAAAACGCTAAAATACTATATTTACATAGCAAAGGTGTGAGAACCAATGGCCAAAACCCGTGCATTACAGATTGGACGAATTATATGACATATTTCGTAGTAGAATGCTGGCGCGATTGTCAAATATATTTGGATTTATATGACACTACCGGAGTCAATTTAAGCCAAGAAGTTGCATGGCATTATTCGGGGAATTTTTGGTGGGCGAATGCCGGATATATTTCTACTTTAGATGAATGTTCTCGAGAACCTTATTTAGCACCGGAAATGTGGGTATGTTCAAAAACGGAAAAGATGGGGTGTATTTTTTATAGTCATATAAATCATTATTTAGAAAGATACCCAGACAACTTATATCGAGCATAAAATAATATTTTTATTATTTACAAATAATATTATTTAGGCATTTTTGAAAATAATGGGGGAAGCAATTTTCATAACCTCTTATCGGGATACAAATTATAATAAATATATTTATTCGTTAAAATACTTAAAAAGGAAGCTCTTTACTAGTATATAAAATGGTTAGACCTACCAAGACTGCTTCTGCTCCTGTTGATGTTGCCCCCGCTGTTGCTCCTGTTGTTGCCCCTGTTGTAGAAAAGGCCCCTCGTGCCAAGAAGACCAAGGAGGTTGTTGCCCCTGTAGTCGAGGCCCCCAAGGTCGTCGATGCTACTGCTACTGTCCCTGTTGTCGAAAGCACTGATGCTACCGATAGTGTTGTCGACCGTCTTGGCGAATTCGCCAAAATCGTTGCTGCCAATCTTGCTAACGCCATTCAGTTGAAGAACGAGTTCAAGGCTTTGGAGAAGTCTGTTATTCGCGATTTGAAGAATGCCCAGAAGAAGGCTTCCAACAGGAAGAGAACTTCTGGAAACAGACAGCCATCTGGGTTTATCAAGCCTACCCTTATCAGTGATGAGCTTGCTGTTTTCCTCGGAAAGCCATCTGGAACCGAGCTTGCACGCACTGCAGTAAGCAAGGAGATTAACAGCTATATTCGCGCAAACAGTCTTCAGGACCCTGCGAATGGCCGTAAGATTCACCCTGATGTCAAGTTGAGTAAGCTTTTGAAGATTGCCAAGGGTGAGGAGCTTACCTACTTCAATCTCCAGAGATACATGAAGCACCACTTTGTCAAGACAGCTGTTGCTCCTGCTCCTGCTCCTGCTCCTGTTGCTGTTTAAACACTTGAAGAATTAAAATGGGACATTCCACATCGTATCTATTCATCAATGGTTTAATATAAAAAATAAAAACAATTTTCATATAAATTAAATTATTTATATGAAATATCAATATAAAATGAACTATATATAATATTTTATAAATGGATAAGGTTACGACAGATAAGGTTACGACGGATAATGCAACGACGGAGAAGGCAACGACAGACAATATTCAATATAAAATTATAGATGATGATTTACAGTTATATGAAGGCGAAGAAAACGAAAACAATAATTCAAACATTATCTCTAGAAATTCTAATGGACCATCTTTGGAAAGTAGAATAGAAGATTATATTAGAACAAATTCGCCGAAATTATATATATTAACACCATGTTTCGCATCTATGTGTTATGTCACGTATGTCAATTCACTCATGAGGACTATCGAATATTTTCGTAATATCAAATTCCCTCTTCAAATAGAATTCTGTCGTAATGATAGTTTAGTCTCTAGGGCGCGTAACAATCTCATTGCTCGTGCGATGACAGATTCCACAGCTACTCACTTTATGTTCATTGATAATGATATTACATGGGAACCGCATGAAATAATTAAACTAATTATGGCAGATAAAGAATTAATTGGAGGGATATATCCATTAAAAAATTACGATTGGAATAAACTTGTAAAAAATCCATTCAATCCGTATGAAACAGACCAATTAGGAACCATATTAAAAAGAAAAAATGCATCTCAATTAAAAGATATTATATCAGACGAACAAATGATTCAATATAATTTATTGAAATATAATATTAATTATAAAGAATCTGTTATGCAAATAGAAAATAACATAGCAAAAGTCCGTCATATAGCAACTGGTTTTATGCTTATTAAACGCAAAGTAATAGAAAACATGCAAAAAGCATTTCCTTCTACGAAATATGTGGATGATGTGAATTTTTTACAACCTCATGAAAATACCAATGCATACGCACTATTTGACTGTGGTGTTGAAGAAGGACATTATTTTTCAGAGGATTGGCTTTTTTGTCATAGATGGTCAAAAATGGGCGGAGATATTTATATTGACGTAACAGTCAATCTAACACATACAGGAATTGAAGATTATCGCGGATGTTATATTTCTACTATCATATAAATCTTTTGAGAATGGTATAATATTATGGAAAAACGAATCCCCATGGCAATAAAAATTCTTGTATTTTTGTCCAATTCGGACAAGGTGTTATTACAGATATAGTATTTATATCAAATTCCATATTATCTATATGAAATATTTCACATATTTTATATAGAACTTCTATATCACCCAATTGTATATGGTCATATAGATTTATTTCTCTTGGTTTTGTTTTCGCTTCTGATATTATGCTTTCGACTGTTATATTTTCAATGCCTTCGTTATAATCTGTACCATTTATGACAACTGCTTCTAGAAAATCTTTTTCTTCGATTCCTATTTCATTTAAAATCACAGGAGTGTGATAGATAATACATGTTTGGTCATATAGATTGAAATGCCGTAGCACACGTGTGCAACCGTATAAAAACATATCCATATCATCACTCAATGAAGCCCATGCGATTTCGCGTTTGACAAGATATGCACATAAAGCATCGGCTTCGCCTGCAGCCCTTATATATGAAATGCCGAAAGCATCCAATAGGAGTTTGGTATTATCCAAGTCTTCATAAGTGAGTTTCAACGATTTTCTACGAAGTTCTTCCATTTCTTTTTTTATATTATCGGTGGATGATTGGGTAAGAAGTTCGTTATATTTTTTAGCGGCTTCTTGTTTTTCGGTTCTCCGTTTATTTACAAGGGGGCGTTTTTCGATGGGCGTTTTTCCGTCAAATATAAAAATGGGGATGATTTTACAAGATAAAAGGGTTACAATCATAGTGTACATTTGCGGAATAAGCCCATCATGCTCTCCTAGAAATCGATAGATAAAAATACTGGCGTCTATCGCAATAACCCTATTTTCAAGTTCTCGTAATTGGATTTTATGAATCGCATCTTTACTACAGTTTCGAATAAAATAGTGATTCAAATCTTTTATTCCCATTAATTAGGAGTCTTTCTACCATATCATATAGAATCAATTTTCTCCCATTTTTCGTTTATTATTTATAATAAATATATAAATATAAATTATTAATGTCATTAGTTGATTTAGCGAATAACGATAGGACAGATAAGAATACATTACATTCGTATTTGCCATTATATGAAACCCTTTTATCTAGCAAAAAAGAATCTGCGAAAAATATATTAGAAGTCGGTATCCAATGCGGTGGAAGTATAAAATTATGGCACGATTATTTCGCGAATGCGACTATATATGGCATCGATATAATGAAATCAACAGATGTATGGTCAGAGTTAGTTACAGATAGAATAATATTGCATACCGAAACAGACGCATATACGGATGCGTTTTTAAATAATCATTTTTCCGATAAAAAGGGGGAATTCGATATGGTTATTGACGATGGACCTCATACACTAGAAAGCATGAAACAATTCATTCGATTGTATTTACCATTGTTACGTAAAAACGGTATTCTTATTATAGAAGATGTTCAAGATTGGAATTGGATAGAAGAATTGAAAAAAGTGGTTCCAGATGAATATTTACCATATATAAAAGATTACGATTTAAGGTCGAATAAACATAGATACGATGATATTGTTTTCACAATTGATTTAACAGGGGCATAAGATTTCTATTAGTTACCGGCATCGGAGCATTTTAGTGGTTAATCCATTTGCATATACATACCCGCGGATTCGACTATTTTTTGGTTCTCTAATGTTCTTTCTATATGTCCTATAAGATTATTTTTTATTTGACTATTTAGTTTCAAGTGACTATTATGAATATATAATTTTCCGAAACATGTGCTACTCGAAAAACAACCATATAAATCGTCTTTTCCGTATAGTATTCGGAGTGTTAGGTCCAGATGTTCGAAATCCTGAATACCATGTGTTCCGTGCCAGAAACGTAATAGTTCCTTGAGTCGCGGAATATTCGTTTTATTTAGGTTCTCGAGAACTTCCAAGAATATTTGTTTGATATTTTGTTTCTCTTTTACAGTGAGTGTATTATTATCTCCCGTATCGATTTTAAGGATTGATTCCAATGAATGTTTTTCACCGAGAATACAATATGATTCTATGCCTATCATATAATCATAAATCATATTTGGCTTGACATAGGAATATAAATCTGCTTGTGTATAAATATCTCTATATCCCCTGATAAATGCAACGAAAGAAGGGGTAATATAACGGTCATATAGAAGATTTTTAAAATACAATTTCTTCGGAATAAATTCTTCTTCTCCCTGCATATCCAAATATGCCGCATATTCTTCTTTTGACAGTTTCTCTATTTTCTGTATATTTTTCACATATTCTATATCGTATTTTGCAAGAAAGTGGAGTATATCGCTTATTTCTACAGTAGACCCATTAATGATAAAATAGGAAATAATAGGATGGAATCGAATATTAGGAGAAATTTTCTCTTTGAAGACGGAATATGCCGTTATAATACCCGCGAATCTCATACGTTGTAAACTATTTATTCCATTTAAATCTGGAGCGAATGTCATATATTCATCTTTTTCTACCATATGGGTTTTTAATTGTAAGAAATATTGACTATAGAAATCGCGGGTGAGTCCTCCTGCATCAATCCCTACTTGAC